GAGAGATTATGCATTGATTCATTTGGCTTCAAGTCCAGCGAGCACTGATTTCCTGCAATTCTTCCCAGACGAGTTGCCCACGTTCACGACGCGGGCTACAACTCTTCTTTGGAAGTCGCCAGAAAATAAGGTACTTACATCAAAACAACCAGCTCGTCAATTGACGGAAGACCTCACATATAGAGGTTATCTTGAGAAAGACGGTCTCCTTTACGGGACGAAACAGGTTATTGAGACATACACTTTGCAGAAGGTCAAAGGTCTCAAAGTTTCGCTGGACTTTCAAGGTTTTGGTGGTTTGTGTGGTGGTATGTATGTAGATTCGTCGAAGGGACTTATCTACGGTTTTCACGTAGCTGGATATGCAGCATCCCACACAGGGTACATGACGTGTTTGACAAAGAGTGATATTCAAAAAGGAATTGACAAAATCAAGAGTACAAGCCCGACTCTTGTTGTCCACTCAGCTCAAGAAGTTGTTGTCAACAAATACGGAAAACCATACACAATTGAAGAAGGTGTACCGTTGTATCAACGCGAAGATGGAAATCAAGAGAAATCACGCGTGACCTACTTTGGAAAACTCCACAAGGATGGAGCTCCTGAGAGGTCGTTCAATCGGACACCATACATGAAAACTCCTTTTAAGGGTGTACCAGAAAATCTCGGTAAAAATCAGCATAGGCCACCGGTCAATCCGAATGATATCGAGAAGAGTATGAAAACACTCAATAAGCTAACTAGACCCGTTCAACATTATGAAGGAGCCATCCTTGTTAAGGCAGTAGCTGATTTCAAATCGGTAATGCTGAATACAGTGAGGAAGAATTTAGACAAGAGCAGACAGATGCTACGTCGATATTCCTTGCAGGAGGCTCTTGATGGTACTGGTGATTTTGGTATGGGACCGATCCCAAGCCAAACTTCGACAGGGCATCCTCTTCATAATAGTAAACTCAAGCATTTGAAACGCGATCCGAATGATCCCAATGCTCCTCAAGTACCTCGTGTGCTGGAGAGTGAGCATGATATTGAGGGAGAAGTGGAACGCGTTAACTCGTGCTGGTTGACGGGAAAACGAGCTGAAGCAATGTGGAAAGCCCATAGCAAAGTGAACGAACTCTTGGAGTGGATGAAGGCATTTGAAAAAGTGCGTAAATTCTACGGGAGTGAGTTTGCGATTCTCCTTGCGGGGAGACAAGCTTTGGGTGGCTTAGCCAAGTTCATGAATGAATTTTGGGAAGAAACTGAATGTTTAGTAGGTATCAACCCTATGTCAGCTGATTGGAAGGAGTTCCATGATCATCTGACAGGCTACAGCAATACCAATATGATTGCAGGAGATTTCTCAGGCTTCGACACGACAATGGCTGCTCAAATTACAGGAGCAGCCTCGCAGATTATTGTCGAGATGTATACCGAAGCTGGTGCTAGCGAAGATGAACTTCAAATGGTTCGCGGAGCTCTTTCAGATATTATTCACCCTAATGTGATTTTCGAAGGAGATGTTTACCGCTTTGCCAATGGAAACCCATCTGGTAACTTGATTACGGTTCAGCTGAACAGTATGTGCAATTCGATTATGATGCGCTATGTTTATTATGCTATGAACCCTTCAGTCAAGGAGCCATTTGCTAGCAATGTGAGATTGTGTACGTATGGAGATGACAATGCGATGTCGGTGAAACATCATTGTCGTTGGTTTAACCATACCTCTTGCCAGGAGGAATTTGCTCGCCTAGATATCGGATACACTATGGCCGATAAGGGAGCAGAATCCGTACCATACATTCCCATCAGTGAAATTTCATTTTTGAAGAGGCACTTCGTGCAACATGAGACCTTAGGGACCATAGTTGCGCCTGTTGAAGAAGCCTCAATTTTGAAGAAATTCCACTATGTGAAGAAACCTGGTGAATGTCCTTTGAGTGCTGCAGAGCAATTTGGAGCGTACACGGATGGAGCCTTTCGCGAGGCATACCTCCATGGACGCGACTATTACCTCGACTTTCAGTCTAAGATTCTGAACATTGTTTCATTGAATCCTGAATTAGAGGAGCAAGTTGCTGTTATTCCTTATGAAGAGATGACGGAAGTGTTACGAGGCGATTACGAACGGAAAGCCTTTCACGATCCGAAAAATCTCTTTGCAGAAAGCTTAGGAGTGGATAGAGAAGAGCTCATCGGAGGGATGAGCCAGTTCGGTGAAGAACTATAAAAATCACCATTTTGCGCCATTTCGACCAACCCGCATTGCGCTAACCTACGGGGAACGGGTGGGCATCCTTATTGATTACGGCTCTCTTGATTTCGTCAAGTCAGAGAGTACGCTTGGGGATTGCAGTATTATTGACACATGTGTGCTGTGGATTGATCCTTCCACAGTACTCTTAGAAAACCATCGGATTACTTTCAATTATAAATTATACAACAAACTTTATTACAAATTTTATATGTTTATGTCAACTTTTCTAGGAACGCTAACTTTGAGCGTTTCCTGCTAGTACAGTTTTTATTTATCAATTTATTAGGC